CTACAGTTTACATGAACAAGGTGATGGTTGAAATTGGAATTGATAATCCGGCAGTAGCCAAATATGCAGAAGTGCAAGAATATGGGGCAGTTGTCTTAGATCCAGTTCAGGCAATTATTCCACCAAGACCCTTTCTAAGGCCAGCAATTCAAGATGCCGTATATGAGTCTGTATCGGATTCGGATTTGAAATTCATAATCGAACAAGCCATAAAAGAAATGGCCAACGGTGGTGACTGGAAATCATGGTTTAAGGTCAAGTGATTTATGAGAGACTTGGAAGACTTAATGCTCGGCACAATGTGCATAAAAATATCTCAAATCACCGGAATACCGACAGGCAGAGTGTTGGCAAAAATGCCGGACTTTTCCCTCGTAAATAAATACGACGGCTCCAATCAACCATCAGTAAATGATCAAAAATTCCCATCAGTCGGCATGCGCTACTTCAATGACGTTAAATACAAGATTAATGTATACGGTGATAAACCAATTGCTGTTAAAAGTTTAAACGAAATAAAGATATACGAACCACTTGGAGAAATTCATGTACCTTTATCTATTTATTTATTCACTAACACAAGAAAAGAGCAGAGGCTTATTGGCAACCAGATTATGTTTGAGTTGGCAAGAAATTCGCACTACTACACGATAGACGACCCACTTCCGAATCAATACTTTTCAGTTGAATATAATGGACACCATGATACGGATCAGCATAGGCCATATGTAAAAGTATTTAATGTGGTTCTATGCGGCCAAGTATTTAGTGAGTCAACTGGCTTCGTTGTAGACGCAATTGAAACCAATATTCAAACATCTAATGGATCATTGAATCACCCAATTGAAAATGTAACTAATACAATATTAGGGACAGGTTTATTGGATTCGGAATATTATCTATCAATCGTTAGTATTGATGATGAGGACGTTCTGTTGACAGAAAATTCAGCAGTAATCGTATTGCCTATTTCAAATGATCCATGACTTAAGGGGCGCAAATGGCAGTAAAAATTACAAGCTTACCTATTGCGAATAGGTTATACAACGAAGACACTTTAGTAATAGTTCAGAACAACAAGACGAGGCGAACAAGAGTTAAAGATATTAACTCTGAGGAAATATTCGAGCGAAACTCAAGTTTTACACTACAAGAACTCGACGGATTATCATTATGTGATGCAACCACCGGAGAAATAGTTGTAACGCTACCACGCGCCGCAACACTTTACGGAAAGAAGTACGAGTTTAAAAAGGTAGACGATACAGTAAATGTGGTTCGTATCCAAGCCGCCAGCGGTCAATTAATAGATGGATTGTCTGAAGTATTACTAAATAGCACAAACGATTATATAGCATTAAGAGCAACATCATACGGATGGCTTATGCTGTCCAAGACAGCTGATGTGTCTGTGATCGAAGGGCCTCAAGGACCGCCCGGCCCGCAGGGTCCTCCCGGCCCACCAAGAATGGCGGAACCACCCAGCTTCATAAAAATGCACGACGAAATAACAATTCTGGATAAAGAAGTCGATATTCCACTGATGCAAAAAGGGCTAAACTTTAACGGGTACTCACAACTAATTATTGATGTAGATATTGTAGAAGCAAACTCATACATTCAGCTTCTACCTCTAGTTTGGAATCCTTTATTGGACAAATATATCTCAGGGGATGTAAGCCATAGAATAACAACAACAAAGAGACTCATCTTAGATATTCAAAGCCCAGCAGACTTATATTTAATGCCAGTAGATATTCAGGGAAAAGTAAGTGTTATTGTTGGAGGTTATAACCCTTGACTTGGACAACATTCGGTTTTGGAGGCGTTGGTTCGGCCTACGTAACAGCAGATGCTTTTAGGTACAATAAAATTCCAGCCACAAACGACAACCTAAACTTTGAGTTAGATACGGTTTATCCTATCGCACTTGGAAGTTTAAAAGTCTATGTAAATGGAGTTTGTCAGGCTCCTAATCTTGATTACGTGGAAAACCCAGATGGTAAATCTTTCTCTTGGTTATCAAGTGAAGAGATCACCAGTGATGATTATGTCTCCGTTGATTACTTAGTCGCTTAGTTTCTTATGAAAGGAAAAACAGAATAAAATGCGTAGGATTAATCTTAAGAGTCAAGCTCTAGCACGTTCTATTGAGTTTGACTCTATTTCAACGAATGCAGCTAGTAACATTCTAGCTACCAAACCTGTTGAAGATTACGTTCAAGGTGCTGCGGCTTTATCCGTTACAGCCGGTGGTTCCAGTGCGTCAATCTCACTCAATGGTCCTTTCCTATTCTCAGACAGCGCCCTTTACTCTGACAACGAAAATCGCGTAGTCAACAAGGGTAAGTTCGCTTACCGCACCAGCGATGCAGCGCCCACTGCAACCCCTCATGAAAAAGCCAAGGTTCTTCTTCTAAATGCGGCAGACAAGACCCCAATGCAAGATTCACAAGGTCGTGAAATCGTAGCGTTCTTGGAAGTCGATACCGCAACCAGTGGAACCATGCTAAAGTTCTTCGCTGACAATGCAGACGGAACCTATGCTTCAGCAGTAGTTCCTTCAGGCGTAACCGGCGTACTTTACCAGTTCCTACAACGCTTCTCACTCGACGAAATCCGCCCCGAAAACACCACCAAGAAGTTCTACCATGGTGTTGTTGATCTAGCAGTAGACAACGATCTCCAACAGCTATTGAAAGACATTTACGGTCAATCAGGTGCGTTCTTGGGAACCGGCCAAGCTGCCTTCGCTGCCAGTGGCAACATTAAGTCACGCTTGGATGGTTTGGATAGCAGTCTAGCACTAGAAGTCGCAAGCCGCGAATCAGCAGTAAGCGCCATTCTATCACAACTAGCAAGCCAAGGCACCACGCAATCAACCGCCCTTTCAGGCGCAGTAAGCGACCTATCAGCCGAAGTCGCTCGCGCAACCGCTGCTGAGGCACAACTAGGTTTCGACCTAGCTGATGAAGTTGCTCGTGCGTTGGCTGCTGAAGCGGCCCTCAGTGGCGCAATCACTGGTACTGTTGCAGCCCTTAATACCGAAATTGCCGACCGTCAAGCGGCAGTATCCGGCGTAACGGCTTCACTCAATACCGAAATTGCTAACCGCCAAGCCGCTGTTTCAGGCGTTACCGCTGCACTCAACACCGAAATCGCTGACCGCCAAGCGGCAGTATCAGGTGTCACCGCCGCCCTCAATACCGAAATCGCCGATCGCCAAGCTGCGGTATCCGGCGTAACTGCTGCCCTCAATACCGAAATCGCTGACCGCCAAGCTGCGGTATCTGGCGTAACGGCTGCTCTAAACACGGAAATCGCTGACCGTCAGGCTGCTGTCTCCGGCGTAACCGCTGCTCTAAATACCGAAATCGCTGATCGTCAAGCTGCTGTATCAGGCTTAGCTTCAGATCTAGCGGCTGAAACCCTAGCGCGTCAAACCGCTGTATCAGGTCTAACCTCTGACCTAGCTGCGGAGACTTTGGCTCGCCAAGTCGCCGTTTCTGGTGTTGTTGCTGACCTAGCTGCCGAAACCCTAGCCCGCCAAGTAGCCGTATCAGGTGTCGTATCTGATCTAGCTGCCGAAACTCTAGCCCGCCAAGTAGCCGTATCAGGTGTCGTATCTGATCTAGCTGCCGAAACTCTAGCGCGTCAAGTTGCCGTATCAGGCGTAGTAGCCGATCTAGCTGCTGAAACCCTAGCACGTCAGACTGCTGTCTCAGGCTTGGCCTCAGACCTAGCGGCAGAAACGCTTGCTCGTCAAGTAGCTGTCTCAGGTGTTGTTGCCGACCTAGCTGCGGAAACCTTGGCTCGCCAAGTTGCAGTCTCAGGCGTCATTGCGGATCTAGCCGCTGAAACGCTTGCTCGCCAAACTGCCGTATCAGGACTAACTTCTGACTTAGCGCAAGAAGTCGTTGATCGTGATGCCGCAATTGCCGCTGCAATCTCCAACCTAGCCGGTGGTACTTCAACCTCACTATCAGGTATCGTATCTGATCTAAACGCTGAAGTCCTAGCCCGCCAAGTTGCAGTATCAGGTGTAGTAGCAAGTCTAGCAAGCGAAGAGCAAGCGCGTATCAGCAATGATACTGCTCTAAGTGGTCTAGTTGCGTCACTAACCAGTGCGTTCAACACGTTCAAGTCACAACAAGGTAATGCGGTAGATATGGAAATCGTTAGCTTCGACTCAAACGGTGAGTACATCCTAGCTGCTGCTCCAAGCGGCCTAGTATCAGGCTCCAAGCCCATTCTATCCGTCAACGGTGTCATTCAGCGTATGGGTTCAACCGCTGACTTCGAAATCGTTGATGATGGAACCGGCGTAATCCGTAAGTTGAAACTCGTCGTACCCTTCACCATCGAAGTCGATGACAAGGTTGAAATCTGGTATCGCGCTGCTGTATAAATAATAGCAACAGCACTGGCCCCCGAAAGGGGGCCTTTTACTTTATAAGTGTCTAATATAATAGATATGTTATATTCTCTTAGGTAGGAAAGGAAATAATAGATAATGGCGATTGTATCAAACTTTGATAATCAGTTCACGCCAGACGTAAATCTTTTAGAGGCTTCACCAGCACCATCAATCCGCGCTTCCGCCATTGGCGTTGTAGGTGTAGTAGGACAAGCGATTCGTGGACCTGTTGGCGTCCCAACTCGCTTGGGTTCACTTGCAGATTTTACTCGTTTATTTGGCGGATACCATGCAGCACACGGCGGCGAAGGCTACATGTATATGTACAACCTATTCCGCGCAGGAGCAAGCATCGTTGACTTCGTTCGTATCACAGATGGCGAAGAAAAAGCGGCAACTGCAACTGTATCAGGAACCACCTTCCAACTAACCAGCGCAGGTTCATGGGGTAATTCAGTAACTCTAAAAGTTTCAGCAAGCAGTATTGCAGGCTTTGTTGATTTACTATTCTCATATGGTAAAGAAAGTTACTCATACAAGTCAGTAACCTTCACCGATTCTTCAAGTGATAGTTATGTTGCTACCATAATGGGTGCAGCACTTCAGGTAGACGACTTCGTACAGTTATTGACTACTGGATCATCAAACCCCGCAGTTGGAACGTACACGTTCACTGGTGGTTCAAATGGTTTGGTAGAAGGTTCCGCTCTACTTGATTCAGCTTATGTCGGTGTTAACGACGAACTAAAGGGACTAAGTGGCCTAGTGGCGCTAGAAGCAGATGAAGAAGTTGAAATCATTGTCTGCACACGCGCAAATCAAGCTATGTCAGAAGCACTAAAAGACCATTGTACTCTTGTTACCGTAACGCCTCGTATGGCTGTATGTGCCCCAGCGTTAGGAACAAGCGTATCATCGCTTAAAACCTTTATGGGCTCATTCAATACCGATCGTTGTATTATGACATACCCCTTCCAACAAGTCTTGAACCCAAACAACAACAAGAAGGAATATCACAGCCCAACCTCTTTCTACGCAGGACTATTATCAACCCTCTCCTACCATGTATCCCCTTCACGCCAAGCAATAAATGGCGTAATTGGCACGGAAAGGGCGCTAACACGCTCAGACGTTGATCAACTATCAAAGAGTCGTGTATCACCCATTACGCTTCTAGCAGGATTCGGCTTCGTTGTACGTAACGGATACAACGCATCCAATGAGCCAGCCAAGGCTAACATCACCCGTCGTCGTGCGGTAAACTTCTTCGCTAAGACGTTTGAAACCGGATTGCAACAATTCGTTTCAAGGCCGCACAACCAAGCATTGCGCTTTGAAGTAGTGTCAGTATTGAACTCACTAATTCAGAACGAAGTATCAATGGGTAAAATCGGTAGGGTAAATGGCGGAAAAGCATTCGCCGTTAAATGCGACTCAGAAAACAATCCAGATTCAAGCGTACAACAAGCTAAGATGATTGTGGATGTTCAAATCTCATTGTGGAGTCCAGCAGACTTTATCAACGTAACGCTAGACGCTTCAGAAGCGAAGGTTCTAACTGTTGCTTAATAAGTAAAGTGAATTGTGGGGAGATAATTCTCCCCACTACACTATGCCTTAAGAATATCAGTTATAAGAGGAAAGGAAACACATGGGCAAGCCGAGGATTAGAGGCAATCAAGCCAAGATTTTAGTTCGTAATTCAAGTGGTCAAGATGTACAGGTTGGTGAAATCTCCAAATTCTCAGTTAAAGAATTGGGAGAAATTAAAAAGTCAAGGTCTATTGGTCAGAAGTCAATTACTGCCAACAAGACTTTTGAAGGTTATGATCTATCTTTCGAGGGCGGCAAAGTAGACTGGAATCTTGCTCAAATTCTACACAAGCAAGATGAGAAGATTTATGACGGTGGCCGCTCACCGTACTTCACGGTACTTCAGGAAATCGTTTACTACGATAACTCACGCGAAACATTCTCCTTTGACGATGTAACAATCTATGGGTATAGCTTGGATATTGATGCTAACGACGAATTGATGGAAAAGTTTGAAGGATTCTGTGGAACCCTTAAAGTTGTTCAGACCGTTGGTAATAATATCGCAAACTCAATGGAAAAGAATCAGACGTTTGTAGATGACATGATTAAAAAAGCATTGGGTAAGGATTCTACAATCATCTAAACAACTGTAGGTAACTTATGGCCGCTAGGATCTTAGGCAGAAATGTCCAATTATTCGTAAACTCTTCTAAATTGGCACTTCCTATTTCTCTTGGCGAAATAGACGAGTTCTCTTCAACCTCTACAACTGATATGATAAAGAGCCGCCCGATAGGATACATCCTAGAGGCGGCATCTTTGCGCTTCGGTGGATATGACCTATCATTTAAAATCGGTAAGACTAATCCGATGTTGGAAAGATGGGGAAATCTCGTAGATCGCGGCCTAATAACAGGAACACAACCGCCTGAGTTATTTATAATTGAAAAAGTTAATTACTATAAGAAGACATTCGAATGTTGGGTATACAGAAACGTAACTCTGTATTCACCAGAAATAAACATCAGCAGCGATGAGTATGGTCAATCCATCAAAGGTTTCGCTGCATATAAAGAAATAGCGCCAGCGGACATATCATTCTTTGATATTGAATTCGGACCACAGATTGCGTTCCAGGAAGTTGTATTTAGAACAAAGGATGTTGCCGGCAGCGTTGTGGATGATATAATCAATAGTAAAATACTACAACCTAGAGATAGTGGGGTATAGTAGTATGTCATTCTTTGAAAACCTAAAGTCAGAATTTGCAGATAGTTCAGTTACCGATTTACTATTCCAAAGGCCCGGAACAGACGGCAGAATAATACCAAAAAAGCCGATCCTATCATCACAATACTCAATCTATATCCGTATAGATAATGAGAAGTTTTCAGATGTTCTACAGATAACCTCTTACAACGTAACAAAGAATATCAATGAAAAGAAGAAGTTTAGGCCATATGGATTTAAACAGAATATCGACTTGATAACCCACGAGGGGTATGATATTAGGATTGATGGCGATAGAACCGATGAAAACCTATCAATCCTTATTAATTTGTATGATATTTATTCTGGAACACTACCTTATTCAAATGGGCCAGTTATAACGCCAGTAATTGATATTATTGAAATAGTCAATCATGGGGTAGACATAAAAGGCGAACCAGATAAGATAGAAATTACTGAATATAAAAACTGCACAATATCCTCATACAGTTATGATGTTAATGGGGACAATAGTGTATCAACATACTCGTTAAGCTTATTCTGTCCTTATAAGGAAGTTTATTTTCAAGTGCGCTCAGCCGGTGTAGAATCGGGCAGACTATCAAAAACAGTTTCTAATATAATTAACAGCATACTGGACAGTAGTGACACATTTAAGTAAGGAGTGAACTAAATGAATACCAAGGAGTTAGTATTCAAGAGTGGTAAGAAGGTAGTTGTCCGCGAACTATCTGCTTTGGAAGATGTACTATCATTCAGGATGGTGGGTCCTGACTTCGATCAGAACAACCAGTTTGGAAGCGGAGTAACTGTTCGCTCAGTTCAGATCGCACTATCTGTCTCATCTGTTGATGACGTTGAGTGTAAACCTATGCGTAAACTCGAAGATGTGTTTGAGTTTATGACCAAGTTCAGCAAGAAGGAATGGATGAGTATCACTGAAGTTTTCAGCGAATTGAATGAGGCTGAAGACGAGGGGGAGTAGCAAATCTGGCGGATAATCCAAGCTTCCGCCAGTCAATGTTTCTTTTAAAATGGGGTGTTCCATATGAGTGTATATTCGGTGAAAAGAAGCAATGGAACTCAACATGGAGAAACGCTGCAACTCTAGTAATGAATGACTATTATTCGCCAGAAGAAAGTATGGGCCTCGAATGAGGCCCATTTTTTAGCATAAATAAAATATGAGGGAATAATAATGATCTACTTTACTAAAGTTGATGACGATACGATCCTGTTTCAGTTCCACCCAAAGGAACTGCCGGATTCTGTCGGCATTTCTTATAGGACAAAGACGAACTACATTGAGTACAATGGCGGCGTCATGACCAATCAGATCATTGGCATATTCCAAGAGCCTGTTGAGTTCGAAGGGTGCTTCTTCGGATCATATAGAATTAATGGCTCAAACTTGAGCGCAAAAGAACGCGCAGAAAAACTCAAGTCACTCATGGGAATACCACTCAAATGCGTCTTTGCTGTACCAGATGGAAACAGCCCAGCATTTAGTCCCATAGAAGGTAAGAAAGAGGGTAATTTCAAATTCAAAGGCGATAAGATGATTTGCATCATAGAGCAGTTTGAAATAAAAGTTATCAATCATTCAGAAGTTGATTATAGCATAAAGCTTACCCCACACATGAATCAGAAAAAGATCACTCCCACTCAAGTTCAAATTCAAGAGATTAAGATTATTCCAGACAATATTGTGGAATCAAAGAAGAATATAGCGGAAGCTTCTAAAAAAGCCAAGGACGGAAAATTGAAGGAAGTTGGACCTACTCACGCATCGTCTGATGACAGCAATGATAATAGGCCAACAAGCATGACTGGCAGGGCTTTAGCCAATCCGCTGGTTACACAGGGAAGAACCCCACAGCAGTTCGTTGGAGGCGCTAGTCCCGGCGGAAGAAATATTCAAAAAGGTGGGAATGTTTATATCAATGGTAAAGCCCTTGGCGCTCAAAAAGGCTTAACTACTCCAAGGCGTAAATAAAATAGGTAACTTATGGCATTCAAACAGACATTAGAATTTGAAGTATATGGCGAAAAGCAGATTAGGAACCTTGAGCGCCTATTCCAGCAACTTGGCTATAAAATTGATCTAACGTATGATAAAGCCAAGAGGGGTAGTGAAACATTCAGAACTGCCTCGGCTAAAGTTGTTGGCGCAACGAAGGATCAAGTCAAAGCGATTGATGCTGCCGTAAATAAACTTAAAAAGACTTCTAATTTCAAGCCTGTTATCAAACAATATGCAGATCTGGAGAACAATTTAAAGAACCGAAGAGAGCGAATACAGAGAGAGGCCAGAAAGTACGCTCGTGTTATTAACGGGATGGTTATGGGCCGTGATCCGTCTGTATCAGGACTCGGCTCAACAATTCGCCAAAACACCCCACCAAGACCACCAGTAGATGAAGACAGATTCAAAAGGGACTTGGAGAGAAAACAGGCAATAAGGAAACGAATCGAAGAATCTAAAAGAGCGAATAGGGAACTTAATAACTTCCGCAAATTCGCAAATAGATCATCGGAGATCGAGAGAAGGGCCAGATTTAATTCTAGCGGAATGTCGCCCAATCCGTTCACAACCAATCCGTTTGGCGGCACTGGATACGATCCGTCCGTCTCTGGCCCACCGACTTCTGGCGGAAGGGGAGGCGGTGGCAGAGGTGGTAGAGGTGGTGGTGGCGGTGGCTCGTTTAATGGAAACGGGACATTCTATAACGCAAGATTCAATGGTCCAAATAACTTCACCACAAACCATTTTAACAACAACAGGTTTGGAGGCCGTGGCGGTGGCGGTGTTGGTGGTGGAAACACGGGCGGCGGTGCAGGTGGCGCAGGCGGTTCCGGCGGTCGCGGAGGTTCAGGCGGTGGTGGTGGAGGCGGCTTCGGTGGCGGAAGATACAGAAGATACTACGGTGGGTACTACGGCGGACACGGCGGCCATAGTATAATCGGAACAGTATTCAAAGTTTATGCCTTTGACGCAATTCGAAGGGCATTGAACTTTGTATACTCAACAACGCTTAAGATTGGTAAGGCAATCTATAAGTGGACTCTTGAATCTATCAAGTTTAATGATGAAATGAAGCGGTCGCAAACCTACTTCACATCACTTGGTTTGCTCGGAATGAAAAATGCGGATGGCACTCAATTAACCATTCAGCAAGCTAAAGCATCACAAGATAAGAATGTTCAAACAAGATTCCAGAAGTCTGAAAAAGTATCAAAAGACTTCATGAATAAGTTGATGGGTGTATCTGCTATGACTGGGCAGGATTTCAATGAAATCGTGTCTGCGTCAAGGCAAGGAATGTCCGATCTAATTAACAAATTGAGTAAGGACGGTAAGGTTAATCCTTATGCTCAGAATCCAGAAATGCTCAATGAATTATCAATTAGAATCGCCAAAATGGGTGCTGTACTCAAAATGTCAGACCCAGGAAACAGGAATCTAGGATACCACATCTTCCCGATCATGGAAGCATTGGGCGGCTCAAACTCTACAACTGGTAAGAGTAAGGGTATGGATAACGCCGTATCAATGAGAAAAAGAGAAAACATCAAGATTCATGAAGCGGATATGGCCTACATAACCCAGATGGTCAATGCTGGTAAGATGATAGAAGCATTTGACAGGCTAGACAAGGTAATGTCTCAAGCAGGCTTGGGCGTAGAGCAACTTGCCAACATGATGACTGAGACGCTTCAGCCAGCACTAGATGCAACTACCATGTTCGCCAAAATGTTCGGCACACAACTCACATCCGTCTTATACGATAAAGCCAGAGGGTTTTTTAAGGAACTAATCATATCTCTTAGCAGAATGTCACAAGACAAGCGCGTTGGACTTTCCATCAAGAGAATATCGGACAGGTTTGCACATAGCTTCGATTACTTGGTTCTAAAAATCGCAGGCATCATAGATAGACTTGAAAGAAGTCCAGAAGATGCGGAAGCGACAATCAATAATATTATTGATAATTTCCAAATCTCACTTCAAATTGTATCTGATAGCGTTGAAGGAATAGCCAGATTTATGGCAGGGTTCCTTGGTTCAACCGATAGCGATAAATCACTGCAAGGCGTAGCAAACTCGATACACAGTATCATGCTTAATTCTTATAAATACGGTGCAAAATTCAGGGAAGTTGCGAACGTATTCGTGGATATATTTAAAGTTATTGCCGATAATGCTGGATTGGTCGCTACTGCGGCTGCTGCGCTTGGCATATCATCTGTGGCAGGTGCCGCTGCCGTCGGCGCTGGTGGCATGGCAACCACTGTTGCTGCAACTGGACTAGCCACTGCGGGCGTCATTGCTTTTGCCGAAGCCGCTGCCGCCATCATAACGGGTGCTGCCGCTGTTGCTGCAATTTTGGCTGCCATCATAGTACTTGGCGTCGTTATCAAACTGATCTATGAGTATCTAACGAGATCAGATTCTAATGAAGAAAAAGCCAAAAATGACGCCAGAATTAGGCAAGAAACTTTGGCTAGTATGACGCCTAAAGAGCGAGAGGAGTATCTCAAGAGGGAGAAGCTTGCTAACGCTGGTAAAGGTGGTGTGAAGCCTGTATCGCCCACACCAACGCCAACTCCGACCCCTACACCAAGCACAAAGCCAATTAAGACTTCGCTTGGAGCGGGAGCATCCGTAGCAGTCGTAACACCTAAAGCAACTATAGATAGTAGAAAGAGTTCAACTCACACCTACAACATAGCTTCAGTTACGGTTATTGCAAACGATCCCAAGGAATTAGTTAAGCAGTTGGGCGGCAAGCTACCTAAAACTGGTGATGGTGCCAAATATCCGGCGAGTGTCGGTAAAGGCGACCTTCCTGATGGCTCAGTCGGCTAGAGCGAGGCAGTATGGCAATTTTATTGAGCAAAGAATTATACAACGACATTGTAGCTGAAAAGTTATCCAATGAGAAAACAATCAAAGATATATACGCAAGCTTTGATAACTATACTCAAGAGGATAAGTTTATCGCCCTTGAGATCGTATCAAACTTAAACATTATAAATGAAGAATATGCGAAATATATAGCCATTTATAATTCAATGGTTAGCGATGAGAAACAGAGTGACGAATACATTGTCACGTATGGAGATACGATACATAGCATTGCCCAGAAAATGACGGGCGACTATAACAATTGGAAGAAGTTGATGAGATTCAATAAATTGACAGATATAAACTTAGAGGTAGGACAAGTTATCTTAATACCGTTAGACATTTAGAATGAACAATCAACCCTCACAACATACTCCATTCTCTTATGTGGTGATTGGCGACGAAATATGCCCAGTCATTGAATATAACTTGGCGTTAAGCTCAAGAGGCGAAGCGGCAACCTGCACCATTACAATGGCCCTAGAGAATATTGATAGCAGGGTTTTTGCGAACGAAGAAGAGACAGGGATGAGGGTTCCTGTTAAAGTCTATTCAGGCTACTTAGATGACCGAAGCGATATAAACAATGTGATCAGTAAGATATATAACGCTTCATTCAATGGACAGAAGATTGATACCTCAAAGTTTAGTTTGAGATTCGACGGGTTCGCCGCACAACCAGAATGGCAGTTCGGTGACGAAAGAACTTTAAGACTTCTATGTTTTGATTGGTCACAACCTCTAAGAGAATACAAGTGGGACCAGAACTTCAAGAATAGCGATGCCGAAGTTTCCAGTGTTTTAAATGCAATTCAACGCAGGATTCCCGGCATACAAATAGTCGCAGATTCAATTCAGGGGTCGAACAGGCTTGGAGAAAGAGACGCAGAAACGGGCGAATATTCATACAGTGCTTCCGGCAGAAGCTTTTGGGAAGTTCTAATGGACTGCGCTGGAAAAGTGAATAAAAGAGTATTTATTGAAGGTTCAAAAATATACATTACTAGGTACATGCAAGACCCCTCTCTATGGAGCCTTTACTATGGCCCACAGGGTTCTGTTGATTTATCAAAGAACATGTTGTTCAAGAATCTTACTCTTAGATACGGAGAAGTTGGCGAGTCCTCAAAAACTAATGTTGTGGTTGACTTATATTCAAGTAAGTTATCCAAGAAGGGCAAAGAGCGCAAGTCATTCATTAGATACCCAGAAAACGCACCAATTAAAGAGAACACAAGACACATAAAAATGAACATTGGTGGCAACAGAGGCGAGTCTGAATTAAACGCAATTGCTCAGAACATATACCAAAGGTTATCTAGGAAGATAATGACAGGCAATGCAGATATTCCCTTTGCTAACCATAACATTAATGTATTCGATCTCGTTCAGTTTGTATCTACAAAAGAGTATAGTGAATTAAGTTTCGTAAAAGACTATTATTTCTCAATCAACTCTATTACAGAGAATTATAGTGTTGAAGGATATACTCAAACCATAGATATTGATACCGACCCAGATATTAACAAGGATACCGTCACTCAGAGAATTGCGCCACCAAAAGTAAATATTAAGCCTTCAAATTCACTTGGAAGCACACCAATATTTATCGGAGATTTATCAATACTCAATAAGAGGATAGGCGAATGAGTGATCAATTACAGGGCATAAGGAATATCTACCGACGAATTGATCAGGCTCGTAATGAAGTAACCCATATAGCAGAAGCAATTGTAGCACAGGTGCGAAAGAAGGATAAGAAGGTCAAACTACTACTTCTTCCAGACTTAGAAGATATTGGGTGGACTCGCCTATACATGATGAACGCGAACAATTCGTATTCATCTGGTCAAATCCCAGAAATAGATACAACAGTGCTTGTCGTGTTTCCTCGTGGTGATAGAAGCACAGCCATCTGCTTATCCGGCGGCTACTGTCAGTCAGAAGCAGGGGAAAACGGATTCCCGCTTGAGGGCGATCATGACGTTGTATTTTCCGATAAATATGGAAATAAGATTGTATTAAAACAAGGAAAAATAACTATTGAGGGGAGTGAGGTCGTTGTTAAATCAAGCAAGGCACACATCGACTCCCCTTCGATTATTTTAGGGCCTAACGGAAGCAGACCAATCGCAAGAGTTGGTGATCAGGTGGCAACCCCTGTTGGCCCCGGCGTCATCATCGAAGGAAATACGGGAGTTTTAGCTTAATGCCTCTCAACAAGCAGCAACTAAAACAGAAACTTACTGCCATGTTTGGTGAAGCAAAAAAGCCGGACGGAACTGCATACACAGCAGCCGATAAAGCTGATGTTCTGGCAAACATTATAGACGAGTATGTAAAAACTGCAACTGTAAATGTAACCTCACTAAATGGAACTTGCGTCACTCCACAAGGTCCGGGAACTATTAGCGGAACAGGAATCGGTAACTTATCATGAGTAATAAATACGGAAATGATTTATTACTATTCAACGGAGACTTAGTTTTATCCGATAACGGAGACTTCTTAAGTAGCGAGGATTACGAGAAAGTATCCAATCCACGCTTTCCGGGATACTACAACATTATATTCTCTGTATTTAATAGAATGAACACAATTATCGGAGAACTACCATTACACCCACAATACGGCTCATACCTACCGCTACTGGTATCTCAGCCAAACAATAAAAACGCGCTAGATAAAGTGAAAGAATCATTCACAGAGTTACTAAACGAAGATCCTAGAGTAAAAGAAGTTTACTTTGTTGATCTAACACAGTCTGGAAATAAAATATCTGTAAAGGTGAACTTGCTACTAAACGGAAAATCCGAGGGAACAACCTTCATTTTCCCCAACTTCTTTATTGAGTAATTATGGCACTAAGAAAAATATACACAATCACTGAAATCGTAAATAGAATGATTACCCGTATGAGTACAAGTACGGGAATCACCGATTTCACCCCCGGCTCAAATGTAAGAACTATATTTGAAACTGTTGCTATATTTGTAGAGTACCTGCAATTCCTTGTAGAAGAAGCATATCGCTCTTTTTACGTTGATACTGCAAATGGACTGGATCTTGAGAATCGAGTGGCAGACTTCGGGATGACAAGGAAACTTGCGCGATACTCTTCCGGCACCGTTAAATTCTCAAGGCTGGAATATTCGCCAGATGTTTTCTACATCTATGCAGGGGCGCAGGTATCAACGCAACCAGACGTTTTCGGCAACACAGTGTCTTTCAGATTGATGAGCGATGTTGTATTCCCCGCTAGTACGCAAAGTAATCCAGTCACATTTGTAACTGGAAAAGTTATGTGTGAATTGGCAGGCCCTATTGGTAATGTGGCGCAGGGGAAAATAACGAACATCACATCAATCATTCCCGGCATCGACTCAGTGACCAACCTAGAAGCATTTTCTGATGGTGCCAATGAAGAGACAGATGATCAGTTACGCAAGAGGATTCCGTTATTCTTAAATGGTATAAAGAAAGCAACAGAGGATGCGGTTAAGGCTGCGGCCCTATCTGTTCCCGGAATATCATACGTCAAACTAAAGGAGAATAGTCCTTCAGCCGGTACGAATACCATCTACGTTTCTTCTGATAGCATCAATGGCGGTTTATCGGAGCAACAGAAAATAGAAGTTGAGAACGCTGTTGAATCTGTTATAGCGTTCGGAATAAAGTTTCAAATTCTTGAACCAGCCAAGAAGAATATCAAGATTAAGCTAAAGGCAGAAATAGATAACGATAACTACGATAAAGCACTATTGGCCGAAAGAATTAAGACTACAATTACCGAATACGTCAATACAAGCACCAAGTCTGAACTCCAAGTATATGACGTTATCCTGTCTGCAAATGTGCCCGGTGTCAATAACATCAAGGATGTAGCGATCGCGGAAATTGACAGCACAACATACTCATTTGGAGACTATAAACCAACTGGAAGCAATGACGCTTACGTAATCAGACTTACAATCGATCAAAACACTCAATACGCTAACTCATCAATACAGATTGAGTTCTTTGACATGAACGATGACACAGTATCTCTTGGTACACTTTAATGTCAGCAAAAAACTTCGACCTGCTATCAATAACAAAACGAATTGTATTATCCCTTCCGACAAGATTTAAAAGGGATGACAATTTCGTAGGCAATTACTCACCAGACTCAATTTACAATGAAGGTGATATTGTACTGCTAGATGATAAGGCTTACGAGTCAATCACTGACAACAATGTGTCCGTGCATCCAACAGATGATAACTTGTCACAGGCCAGTTGGAAGGAGTCGAGCATATCCGCTGCAACCAAACTATTTCATTCAATTGCAGACTCATTCAAGATTAACTTAGACGCAATAGACACATTGCATTACGACACCAATTTCAACACAGCGCAAGGTGATGTGCTAGATAAATATGCGTCAACCCTATTTGGCATCGGAAGGCTTGGGCAAGGGATACCCATGTTCGTTGCCGACGAAGTGAGCGGTAAGGTTATCTCAACAGAGCATCAACCCCCGAAACGAATTATATTCAGAGGATCATCTACAAGTGAACGAGAATCTGATGATGATTACAGAAGAAGGGTAACAGCTTTATTGTATGAGTACGGCCCTGACCAAAATAGTCTAAGGCAAATCGTTTTGGACTTTACTTATCGTGAGCCAAGCGATATGTACGTAAAAGGCCCAAGGGGTGCGTTTTGTAGACAGGGAAGTAACGCATCAAAGAGGAACTTTTACACAGAAGGCATAGACCAATCCACCGGCAGGCCGCACTCGTTTTATGGAGCAGGTTCGGTTCCTCCATATACAGCCTTCATAGAATTGTACAAAAAACCGGACGCATACACACTAGAACAGCTATGCCTACATTTGGATAAATCTAAGGCATTTGGAATTAAATTATATTTGAAATATCCACTATAAGGTAAGTTAGATGAGCGAAGAAATTAAGATAAGTCAGTTACCAACCGCTAATAGCGTGAATAACACGGACTTTTTCCCAATAGTGCAGAATAGCATAACCAAAAAGGTTAGCATTCAAACAGCATTAACTCAATCCAATATCAAGGGATTTAGTTATAAAGGCGTTTGGACGCCAAACACTTCTTATGCTCTCAACGATGTAGTGTTTTATTCTGGCTCAAGTTATATCGCCAAAAGGAATATTAGTGCCACAGTTAATGCACCGACAATTGGTGACGATTGGGGCTATGTCGCCGTAAAGGGTGACAAGGGCGATGCAGGCCCACAAGGGCCTCAAGGCTTACAGGGTCCAGCAGGTCCAGCAGGAGGGGCGCAGGGTCCACAAGGCCCTCAAGGACCACAGGGACCACAAGGACCCCAAGGGCCTGCCGGAACAGGTCTGTTCGATTTATCGGCGCAACACACCTTCACAGCTAAACAAACCTTTGCAAGTGGAGCAGTATCACTTGTTCAGCCATCACAATCAACTGATCTAGCGAACAAAGGATATGTTGATACAAAGATTATTCAAGAGCTTCAGAATATCTCTGTATCTGGCGTAGTTGGCATTCCTGGCACGGATGGAACGGACGGGCAAGACGGCGCAATACCATTAACTGAAATAACTCAGTCATTCACAGTATCTAGTGATCAATCGACAATAGTGTTAGCAGACTCAAGAGCCTTCATTGATAAAGGAATGGTATTACTTGTAAGTCCAGATGGCAGTGACGCTATATACCTTATGGTTTTGTCCAAGAATCAGGTAGACGACATATTAACTGTCATTCCATATGATACCGAGGGTAATGCCTCGGTTGGAACAGTGTTTCCAATGGGTTCAGCAATTGGTGTTACGGGAATACCCGGACCACAGGGCGAACAAGGATTGCAGGGACCACAAGGGCTTCAGGGCGCACAAGGCCCTCAAGGACCTCAAGGACCACAGGGACCCCAAGGGCCGCAGGGATCGACGGGATCAACTGGCGCAACTGGTGCAACTGGCACCTTCGATCCCGCCACTCCTGTAACATCAATCTCGGTAACAAGTGCGCCAACAAACGCAAACGATGTTACCAATAAGTCTTACGTTGACGGTAAGGATGAACAGCTTCTGCTAAAGATTAATGATATAGGCTGGGAAGTCTCAGCAGAAACAGCAAGAGCGTTGCAAGCGGAACAAAGCATTAGGGATAGTATAAATTCAACTGGTGGTCAAACTCAAGGGCCATTTGTGGAACTATTTGATACAAGAACATCTGAATACCCATTCCGCGATACAGTTTACTATGACGCACCTTCGTCACTAACTGATATAATCGCAAGCAATTTCATTGAGACTGGATTTACTCCAACACAAGTAAACATTCTTTCATCATGCACCCCTCAATCAGAGACAACATCATTTTGGCAATATGCCGCCAATGTTCTGTATGTAGAAATAAGGCGTATAAACTCCGAAAGCGCCAACCCTCCTTCGGAAAACGTACAGAACTACCTCATTGAAAAAGAAAGAACTACCGCATACGCTTGGCTATATATTGAACCATACGAATCTGGTGGTGGGCCAGCTTTCAAAACAACTGCCCTTCATCAACAATGGGAGAGTGGAGTGGATTATTCTGTCAATCATGTTGTAAAGCATAACGGTAAAGTTTACCAAATGCTGTACGATCTAGGCGACAACACCACTACGCCAGATCAGGCACCTTCGCAATGGTATGACTGCGGTAATGTGCAGCTATCCAGCGGAGACATTCTCGTTCTACATGTCTTTGCAGCAAGCAAAGTTTATTCAATAAGTTCCACTGATAACGAGTGGGGAGCCGTGAAAGTCACCATCTTCTAAGTTAAATAAATTATGAATAATTCGGAAGGCGAATAAATGAAAAAGACTTTCATTACTCCACAACAAGAAATATTAGATACCCATATCATTAGCGTTCAAGACAATGTTGAAAACGCTTTCCAGATGGTCCTTAGAGACTTTATGGAATCAACAGATGGAGTCTTGTTTGGATTAAATTGGGTCGATGCAACTCAGGTCAGTGACACTACGGCAGAAGTCACATTCTCAAATGGTGCAATTATAAAAGACGGCATATTTAGCACACACAAGCAGACTTCTGAGAACAAAGCATTTTTGCCGTTATCGGAATCAATCACAACTTACATGATTTCAGCATATTCAGAAGTTGTTGAAACAGATCTAGAATATGTCTACAGGCTTACTGATGTTTCTACAAGGACAGAAGAATTGGTCATAAGGCCAAATTCAAAGGAATCTGTTGTGAAGTTTCGCGTAACAGCGGGTGGGTATAATTCAATGCCAAGCGGCGATACTCCGCTATTTCTAGTGCAGAATTTAGATAGCCCACAAGAGAGCCTTACTGACTTTAGAAAGCCTTCCGAAATTGTTAGATTCAGAAAAGGGCTTCAGTTAGGTTTCAAGGGTTTATTTTACGGTTCAATGTGAGGTAGGAAATAATGTCAGATCCTAAATGTGGATTACTCGGAAATGTATGGCTCGATACTGATACGCAAGACGGTATTTTGTACCAGCCTGATACTTTAGTAAAAAAAGCGGTCGGAACTGTTACGATAACACCGTCCGGCTTAGAGGAATACACATACACTGGCTTATGGCAGGATAATATTCAATACGAGTACGGAATGGTCGCTAAGTTTAGCGGTAGATTAATTGTTGCTAAAACGAGTGTTTCTGCCGGAACATTGCCGACAGACGAAACAAAATGGGGCGAGTACCTACCGCAAGCAGTCACGCTTTACGCCGCTAATGCCAACTATTCTGGTGACTTCGTAAAGGCTGATGCCTCCAATTTCATGATCATTTTCCAAGGATTTGTAAACTCTTGGGATGGAACAACAATGATTCCCGGCGTCGTCATTTCCCCGACGAATAAGTTGTTTGCGGTAAGAGTTGCAAGCGCGGATAATTCCGACAGTGTAGTTATTGGGTTTAACGGCATTGAGGAATACCTATGAAAATCAATCGTAATGAAAGCGGGAAAATAAATCAGCTTTATCACAATGAAGATAACCAACGTGATTTAAACGCCTTAAAATTCTTCTCCGAACAATCTATTTCACGAATAGAGCAGTTGGAAACGCAGAAGCAATTCGGGCAAAAGAACGTCCATCTAAATGATTATGATAGTACAGTAACCAAACTATTCCCATTCCCATCTTCAACATTTGTGTTTGAAGGTGCGAGTATTGGTTCGCTTAGCCAGTTTGAAGTAAATTACTACAGCACTTCCGGCAACATTTTAACTCTTCCACAATTCTCTGGCACAAAGACTTTTTGCCTAGAAGCAGATTTAACATTTAACTTCAGTTATGGCACAGAGGGCGGATTATTAACATATGATTCCAAAGTATCACAAGGTTTTGATGTAAACGAGGTCGTATACCATAATGGCAAGTTTTGGAGATCATTGGTTGCTATACCAGCAGGCGATCTAGCAGAGCCTGGGTCTTCACTAGGTGAATCAAAATGGCAGGCTCACAGTGTTCCGTCCCTGCTAACTGCTCAAACATTTATGGCATTTGCATTTGGTCTAATTCCGCAAACAACGACTGAGTATTATGGATTTACAAAGAGTGCTATTTGCGACAATCCCGGAGTTGTTTTTGATTGGGATCAATTCTTATCTCAAGAGCCTATCCTATTTTCAGCGTACAACCAAAGGGTGACTCTGAAGAAGTATGTCACGCTAACGCAGGCTTATTCCGGCAAGTCTGTCAAGTTCTTTGGATTCATACTCCCTTCCACTCAGACAGGATTGTATCACCATTTCACGCTACAATTTTTGAATCTAAACATAGGATATTTGGAGGTTTAGATGAGCAAAATTATTTCAGTAGAAGTCAAGAAGACAATCAACATTCAGCAGTTGTGGAGAAAGTTATTGCTACTACAAGTGGAAGCCTTGAAGTACATTATGCTTTCACCAACTGGCGTGTTAATCTATCTTCACGAAGATAAAGAGTTGTCAGAGCAAGATAGCGATAGGATGAAGGCGTGTGTCCATTCATATGAGGTATACCCTGATCTCTTGGAATTAAGGATGATGCGCGAACCGCTTCTACAAGAAGCTGATTGGAGAATAAATCGCGCACAAGACAATATGGAAGATACTACAGCACTTGTAGCATATAGAAAAGCATTAAGAGATATAACCAAGAACTACGAAGATGGCCCCGTAGAATGGCCTGCTAAGCCTTGGTAACTTAACAATCCTTTAAAGAATTAAAATAATTAATACTGCTTTTATTCTTTAAAGGAATCAGAAATGCTTTCCCAAAAACAATTAGAACAACTTAAACAGGTCGTATGCGGTATTGTATTGCACTGGACAGCGGGCAATCATAAGACCACATACGATCATTACCATTTCTGCATTGTATGGGATGGAAAAGGCGCAGATGTTGTTCAGACGCGATCCCTAATGGAAAAAGGGGCGCACGTATGGAAAAGAAATACAGGAAGAGTTGGAATATCTCTTTGCGGCGGAATCAAGGACTTCCCGATTCACGTTGAGCAAGTCGAAGCTATGGCTAAGTTGGTTGCAGAACTTTGTATCTTCCTCAATATAGGTATAAAGGGAACACACGTTGCCATGGACTTGAACGATACGAATAAATTTCATAAGGTTCCAAACGTAACGGACCATGTATTTTATGGCAAGATGGATAAGTACGGAAAGCCAGATATAGGAGAACTTCTGCCAGTAGTATTGAATAAGGCAAATTGGTATCTACAGAAATTAAAAAGCGGCGAATCTAAATCAGAGTACATGAAAGGCTTTTTCTAATGTTCAATAGGCCAAGAAGTTCACTATCAGAAATGGTTAAAAACAATGGTGCGGAAGTATTTGTAACGGCTCTAATATCTGTAATGACGGCAGTCTTAGTGTTCTGGGGAAATTACAGCGAGTTAAAAGCGCAAGTTATGGAAAACACACAGGGTTTAAGTAAAAAAGTTGACGAGTCTGAATTAAAAGTAATTGTACAATCACAGGAGAAAATGTCTGGTGTTATCGAAAAACGCCTAGACCGAATGGAAAACAAAATAGACAAGTTAAATGAGAAGGTACGATAATGCAGATCATGGAAAACCTACCACAGATTATTGGGTTCATTACATCAAACTGGGAAACATTTGCAATCATCGGACTTACTCTTAACTCGTTAATTGATGTTCTACGAAAGAAGCAGTATAGCCTAATATGGCCTATTGCAATTAAACTCGTGAGAGAAGTATCCGCTCAGCAGTTAAGCGGGAAAGAGAAGAGGCAAGCCGTAGTTGATATACTAATGGGATCAAGCCCTAGATTGGTCAAGCGCGTTATCTCACGCGATGAAATGGAGATTATCGTAGAAGAAGCGTATCTCTTCCTTAGAGGTGAACTAAAGGAAAATAAGTTAGAATCTACGGATAAATAAAAAAGAGGCCCTAACGGGCCTCTAAACCTTTATGGAGTATTTATTTACACTCTTCATAAGTAGAATCTGAGTCGAACAGTAGTTGGGAATAAATCCTCTTATCACCCTGTTTGATCCTGCTTGATATACGCTTGATCAATTCCTCACAATCTGCAAAAGTGTTCTTGTCTGATTTGTTGATCATTTCATTAATATCGAAAATCATTGTAAGACTTTCGTAGGCCACGTTCTTGATCCTGTTGGATAACTCTTCCTGATTAAGAGCCTTGATGAATTTCCTGTTCTTGTCCATTATGCCTCCTTATAGTTCTATGTAAATTGGGCCATCCAACTCACTAAGATAAACCTGTTGATTGTCACTTATATAAGAATTTAATTTATCCCTCTCCTTGTGCATAGATGATTCAAAAGTGCCTTCGTAGTTGTCTTTATAATATTGATGATGCTGATTCGTTTTATGTGCAGCACAGTCTAGGGATAGCAAGTAGTCTTGCAACCCTTCTATACTTAGATACAGGCCAAACCTGCCGCACAGCCCAGTCCTGAAGGCTCTATATGTATATGAGGCATGCTCGTAACCGTATATGCCATAATTATGATTAAACGCGCCAACACTCTCAACAATCTGCTTAGTTAAAAACATCATTACTCCGCCAAGAATATTATGATGTGTGATAATTATATCATCGAACGCATGCTTCTGTCTAATGCCATGAATTTTCTCATCAAGAAGATTGAAGTGATGGATTCCAGTTTTCAAATGGGCATTGATAACATAAGTATCCCATCCGAACTGGATAGGAAAGCAGTCATCATCAAAAAGAAATACGAAGTCGCAGTCCTTTAAATTCCTCAGACATGCATTCTTGGCACCGGCAATACCCTTGCGAACGCCACCGTGGTAATAATTAAAGCCGTGCTTATTAGACACGGCTTCACTTAAATGTTGGGTATCGGAATCACTATCATCAACAACAATCAGTTTAACGTCTTTACATTCTGTAAATTGTTTAATTGATGAGCAAGCTTTCTCTAATAGATCAACTCTGTTTCTAGTAGTAATGCCGATACCAACTGTATACATATTAAACCTTTCGTTTATTTAATTCTTCTGCCAATAATTCCTCCAATGTTTTATGGAAATCGCCACTACGCTCAGGTTTAAATCCAAGATCAACCTTAGCCTTCCAAGCGTTAATAGCATAACGCAAGTCGTGACCCTTTCTATCCTCCACAAATTTTATATTACCAGATCTATTTTCACTGGTTAATTCTTCATAAATATCACAGAGTGAGTTGATAACATCAATGTTGCAGACTTCGTTATCACCGCCGATATTATAAACATGTCCGGGTACACCAAGCGTAGTCGCTAAAAACACCCCATAGCAATGGTCATCAACGTGAATCCAATCGCGCACATTTAAACCATTACCATATACAGGTATATCCTTATTATTAACAAGGCAGTCAATAACCTTCGGAATCAACTTCTCCTTGTTTTGGCCCGTTCCATAATTGTTGGAACACCTTGTAATCACAACAGGGAGTTTATACGTTTCATAATAAGACCTAGCAATAAGATCCTGAGCAGCTTTAGACGCTGAATAAGGACTATTGGGGGCTATGTTGGATAACTCAGTGAATGGATAGTCATCTTCCCCAAGAGTTCCATAAACTTCATCTGTTCCAACCTGAACAAACTTAATTAACCTGCCATACTGTTTACAAGCTTCAAGAAGCATATGAGTAGACACAACATTCGAAAGAGTGAAAGCTAGAGGTCCTTCGATAGACCTATCTACATGTGACTCTGCGGCAAAGTTAACGATATACTTGATATTCAACTTCTCCAGCATGAAAGTATCAATATCTTTAATGTCCATGTGAAACTTGCGATCATCATCAAGAGAGTTCCAGAACTCAAGATCAGATTGCTCGGATAGCTTATCGACATAATACATGCCGGAAAGCCAAACACCGCTATACTGCTGTACAAAGTTTTTACCAATGAAACCTGCTGCGCCAGTGACTAAAATACTCACAGAAACTTCTCCTTAAACAACTCTTCCCCTATGACGTAAAACGCCCTACCATCCTTATTTACAATACAAAGAATACCATACCTTCTGTTCGACCTCAAGCAGTCGTTGTTAACCTTATCGAACTCATCAACACTAATAACAGGATCTTTCCTCGTTGACTGCATTTTAACATCTATAGATAGTTCAGATGTTTTTAAATCGGCATCCTTGTTTATCCTGCCCGAATTAAGTGTAGACTTCACCCTCTCCTCTGTCTTATTTGCAGCCTTTAGAAGAGAAACCTTTTCCTTATTTTTGCGCTCTTTAGCCTCTCGCTTCTGAGCAATCTTAGCATCCTTGCTATCTTTCTTAACTTTCTCCATAATTGGATGTTTTATTGTACGATCTATTGCAAGATATAAATTATCGCCATACTGACCCTTGCGATCGCCATCAAATACACAATTGAAGCATCTTGCCCCATTATTCAAGCAGTTATCAGAGACGGAACAAGTCATTGCGAGTCACACAAGAGTTCGTAATAAGGGCATGCTTCATATTCAATTTCTTCATTTCCTCCACCATAGATTCCACTGCCGTAGAACCTTCATGTAGTTCGTTAAGTGGCATAAGTTTATTCAAACTTTCTGATTTAAAAAGCAGACACCAGTCAGTGAACTCTATACCAATACGCCAACCTTCGTTTACGGTATTGCTAAACTTCCTGTGTGGTGCCCACCTAGTGCATATAGGGCTAACAGAATCATATCCATTATTCAATGCAATAATAAGGGAGTTAAACCAATAACGATTAAACAATAATTCATTACTAGCCATAAGAACGTAATCCGCTTTCACCCTATTCCTACTCTTAAGGTAGTTATAGCCGAGATTGCGGAATCTATTATGATTAAATTGCTCATTCGGGTGTATAGAAATCGCGCCCTTATACTTAACACCAATGGTATCAGAAGGCTGAGACTCAACTACAACAACTTCATTATTAGTCGCTTCACCAAACTCCCACAACGTATCAATGCACTTCTGTGTAGCATTTCTTGTACACAAATTTGTAGTATTAGAGAGTATAATAGTATGTAGCGAGGGCATATGACTTTCTACATTTAGTGTTCATCAAGTCCAATATCGCGCATTTCTTGAACAAGAGAGGCAAGAATACTTTTCTGTGCGCTAAGTTTATTAATAAGGCCACGATGAAGTGATTCAAGAACATCCCTCTGGTATCTTATGCCAGAAGTCTTACCGTCCACCCATAAACGGCGACCCTCACCCTTAAAATCAGATGGACACTGTAAAACAATATCCATCTTAGTCTGCCTATAGTCTCGTTCTGCTTTAGAGGCTAATGTAGCCATATCCGGTATGCACGCAAAAGTTCGGCGGATCTGATCACGTAACAGACTGGGATTGTCTGTGATAATGTCTTCCCGCCAAACTTTGTTTGCTTCGCTGATCTTTTGTTTATATTCTTCAAGATAGTCCATAATTGAATTATGGCACTCTTGCTAGATATTGTCAACCGTTTTCTACCATATCCTTTAATGTTCCGCCCAAACCAGAAGATCCAGAATGCAATTCACTCACTTTCTGATCAATCGTCTTATTTTTCTTCTTAGGTGAAGCACCTTGTTCATCCATCAAGTCATCGGTTTTAGCTTCCAGCGACTTATCCAGTAGTGTCATTACTTCTTCACCAGTGTTCGGGTCAATACCAATAATATCCTCGAACCTAACTAGACCGTTGTTGGTTCTAATAACCATAGCCTTGTTAATTTCATCTATTTCGAGTGAACGCATTCCAAGCATTTCGCGTGCTTCTCCAATCGTCACTCCGATTTCGCCCAATGCCCTTACCGCTTCAATAGAATCCTTAAGTGCAAACTTGGAGAGTGTTCCGGGTTCAATCATCAACTCCTTATCGTCTAGCAAGTCCCTGATAAGCTTCTGCTGAATCTTACCGAAAACAATCCTATGGTAACGGTCAATGGTGTTCCGTTTGAACGCCTTCTCTTCACTCGCAACGATTTCTGCGTTACCCATACCATCGTCTGAACGTACACCAGCCATAGAAACGGGCACACCTAAACAAGAAAGAATAGTATCCCTACCAATAGAAGACATTTCATTGAACTTAACATTACCAATATACTTATTACCATCTTGTACAAGTTCAGTGGAGCCTTCTAGTAAAAGAATCCTTCCGTAGTTCTTAGCGCCGGAATAGTGATCCTTTAGGAACTCTCTGTTACGCTGAGCAACCAATTCATCCGCATCCATTTTGAAGATAGCGCCACCAGCATAACCTTCCTCAAACCAATTATTAATAGCCTGAAGAGACTGAGCATTAGCTGTAATATGTCCAAGAATAGGGTACATTCTCGGCTTACCATATAGGAATGAACGCTCGTTAGTATCCTTGAAGTGTACAATCTCATGTTCTAAATATACTTCGCCACCACGAGGACGAGAAAGATGGCGTTGATAATAAGCGCAATGTAAAATTCCATACTTATCTTCATAAGGTATAACTCTTATAGTTTCAGGAGGTAATGTATAAAGTGAGTGAATTTCCCCCTTTTTGGTGCGAACAATCTGCCAGTAAGCATTTCCGTATGTAACCAAGTTTTCAAAAGTGGTCAAGAAGAATTCATAACCAGTTTGATGATGATTCGGATAGTTCAACTTGTCGATCAGGTTCTCCCTGCGGCTGTTGGAAGCCTTCAATTTGTTACGACCACTTGCCCTGCTGAACACTTGGAAAAGAGGACTTGATGATGCACAAGAAGATGCGATAGTCTTGACAGCTAAATCGGCCCACGAATTCTCATTAACAATAAGTGTCATTAACTCCAATGGGTGAGATAAGGGCACACCAGTCTTTAGAGAGTAGTTCCTGTCGTAAATATCCTTAACGCCGGGAGACTTGGCTACCTGAACATCATCTATTGATGAGATAGTCTGCCTCTCCTTGTTAGAAGCTGAATTCTGAGGAAACTTTGACAGTTCCTTCTCCAAAAGCTTCTTAATGTCCTCATTGTCGTGTTGTTGCATTTTTTATCCTCAAATAAAAGAAAATCCGCTGTTGTTCGTCTTGGATCTACAAGCATGGGCACAAAGTATGGCAGACGGTATATCATCGTGATTGGTTCTCCAAGAACCAAGTGCCGCAATTCTGCCAGTTACAGGATTGTATCCTAAGTTTGTAAACTGTTTAGCCATTTCATGATTCTCAGGAGACTTCATCCTATGAGACTCCATCTTGTTCTTAATTTCTGCATACTCCTTAGTTTTGAAATTCGTACTGAACGTGATCGGAAGCATGATGTTCGCACATACAGTTTCCTTCATTCTAGACAAAAAAGCAAGCCCCATTCCGCCCGTGGAATCAATTCCAATTTTATTGGCGCAGAAGAATTGCGCCAACCTACTCACATAATCGCATTGTGGACCTACCTCCATACCCTTTGGAAGAATCTTAAGGAATAGATGCTTCCATTCGTCATTCTTCACTCCCCACACAGTCACACAGGAACCGTCACCAGAAATCGCGGGATCGAAACCAACATAAATATACTGATAAACCTTCTTAAGATCATAATTAATTACATCACTAGATATTGAATCCCCTTCTATCATGTCAATAAAAGAGGCGTCAACGAAACCTATGGTCCTATCAATAAACTTATCGTTAATTAACTGAAGTTCGAATAAGGAACTATCTTCATCCTCAACAAACTCGCAACAAAACTCCTGAAGAAACGATTTGCGACTCATCTTATTCTGCAAGTCCATTTCTTCTACGGCTTTGCGAACGTGAGGGACTTCTGTCCAGTGAACCTTGATGATCTTATCTGCTCGAACACCAACAATATTGCCATCGTTATCAAACTTAGGATTGCATAAATCGTGAAATAAATTATCCTTCCCTCTTGGTGTAGATACAATAACCATGTTGTATCCCTTAACAAGTGTTGGAAGGAGTGCTTCGTATAACTCTTCAGAGTCTTTTCTATTTAGTACGCCGAATTCGTCTAGCGCAACAGAGCCAGAAAACCCACGAACCGTCTGAGGGTTAGCGGGAAGTGATACTAGCTTGGAACCTGATGTGAAATGTATTTCTGTTTCAGTCTCTTTAGAAAATTCTGGCCTGATAAACTCCGGCATTGAATAAATGGCTTCTTTGATTTCACGCAATACTTTAGTGGCCTGCAACTGAGAAGCTGAAGCAATTAGAAAGTTTGGAACCTTACCGAAGAAGGCGTTATGAAGCGCCTTAGCCTTAATGGAAGTTGTGAATCCACTATTATGAACCAAGATTCCGTTAGCATAATAGTTATGGTTCTTAGCAACAGTCATATCGTATGTCTGATGCAGTCCATCAAGTTTCTCTATTTTTTTAACTCTAAATTTGCTTTTTTTAGAATTGTTTATTTTCTTAATATCGCTTCTTGGGTATTTATCGTAAATGTCTATCTCATTTTTAAATATTTCTATGTATTCAAAACTAGAAAACTTTAACTTATAGAAATCATTGACGTACCCCTTCTGTTTCGATACATAACAGTGAATTCCAAATTTACTTAATAGAAAAGAAATCTGATAGAGGAACTTCAATGAAGGTGAGCCTATCCCAACCTCATTCGTTCTATTTGTACCGCAAGACGCATACCATCCATCCCCTGCGAATATTCTATTTAGCAGTAGGGCGGTTTGCCTCTTATTAAGATTCATAAACTTATCTGGAAGAATCCTCTCCCTGCCCTTCACATCCCTCATACCTAAATCAATTAGGTATTGAGCATACTCTGACTTATTTCTTCCGTTCCTACCCTTATGTCCAACTACAGAGCAGTCGAATCCATTTTGCTTCGGTTTAATCCTAGTTAGGACATTGAATAATTTATTAACGCAATTAGCAAATTCGTTAATATATTTCATATTGTTATTCGTGAATTTTGGACTAGCGTTAGTATATGTGCCATCGGTTATAAAGTAGCCCATTGCGATAACTTCTTCGTCTAAAATCTCATCTGCCCCAAAGTTACCTTCAAATGTTGTTAATATGTCTCCTATTTTTATTTCATCGGCCCTTTTCCATTGGCCTTCAACGTAAATCTTATGGTCGCCGGTACATTTCACTTCTTCCCCACTGGCTAACCTGATACTATAAAGTTCCTTATATCCAGTTTGCCAAACATCTTCAACCGGAAGAAGTTCACTTGAATTTCCGTCAAATGAGAATACATTTCCTCTATAGTTTTTGGTATATAGTGTTTCTATGTGTTCTGGGCCATTTTCTGTATAAACCAATGTATCCCCCGGTACACATTGGCGGCACTTGATTACAGATACAATGCGATCGCTTGGTTTGGAAAGATTCATGAACTCTAACTGTAGAGGATATATCTCCTGCTTATTACCACTTACATCATAGAATATATTGGTGAATGCAGTGCAGAAACCGGCAACATCATTGTGAAACCTATTATATATCTTCTCTACTAAATTATCGTTCATCTGTAAATTCCGCATCAATAACAGGGAAGTTGAATTCTGGATCATTTAATAAATCATCAATATCAGAATACTGCTTACCCTGACTCTTATAGTGATTTACAATCAGAATTGAAATATCCTTCTTAGTGTTATCAACCTTGGTGTCAACCAACTCTGATAACTCCCTGTTATGCTCTAGGATCATCTTCGATAGGGTGGTAACACTTAACTGGTCAATATCGTCAATCTTTTCAAAAAAGGCGTCATTCAACTTCTTTAATCGCCTTTTAGCAACCCTTACCCTCTCAGCCTTATCAACCAAACCTTCGCTATAAATGTACTCATTTATCTTCTTAGCAAAAGCGGGAACCTTTAACCAACCCTCGAAAGTAACATTCATAATACCTAACTTATTAGATACTTCCTCTATATTATGACCATTAGCGTATAAGAGTGCTGCTTCGTTCTGTAACTGTGTTAATGGGCCGGTTATCTCCAAGTCCATCCTCGCGGCCATTTCCCGCGCAATATTCTCTGCCGTTACAGCAAGTTCATCCTTCTTCTCTTCAATGATCTTTTTGCGAACTGCATCATCTATGTTCTGAATTCGATGAGGTAGACTCAGTTCTCTTCCAGCCTTGCTTTTAGGCTTTCTTTTGTTGGTGGGGGGATTGCTCCCCCCATCGTTGGACTTAGCCATTAAAACAACTCCGATTTGAAAAATTCCACACGTTTCTTGTTTACTTCTCGTAAATTATATGTGGTTTGTACAGTATTGTGCGTTTTTTTACTCATTTCGATGTATAACATTTCGTCGTCTAATAGTTTATTTATGTTATTTACCCAATCGTTGACGTTGTTCTCATATACAATGAAATTACCGCCACCAGACTTCTTCCTGAACCTAGCGTAAGGTGCTTCGTAAGTACATACACTAGGAACGCCCCAAACTCCTGCCTCTAAGACCTTTAATTCTGATTTGCAACTATTGAACAATCCCGGAACAACAGTAGCCAAATTAACATCAAACATCGACATTACAGGAGGCCACTTATCAAATGGTTCGTGCGGAATGTATATCTTCCTATCATCTGGAATATCGAATAAGTCTAGGAATTCCTTGTTGGAGCATAGCGCGAAGATCACATCATCCCTCTGAGAAATAAGCTTCTTAATTGGTTTACGAATCTGCATCAATGAATCCATATGGCTAGATGAACCTGCCCAACCGACAATCTTCTTATCCATCGGCAATTCGCCACGCCTGTTGTTCTCAGCAGAGTATATGGGATTTTCGAAGTCGATGGCATTATGGAACACGACATTTGGCTTATTAAATACGCTAATTAATTCCTCCGTTGAAAACAAAAGTTTATCAGCAATATTAAGTGCCTCTTTAAGAACATTCTGTGCCTCAGAATTTGGTGCCCATACCTTATAAGCTGGATTGGTTTTACTAACGTGAAAAAGCGCATCATCCAACTCAAGATAAATCTTCATTCCAATATTCTTGCACTCTTTCATTATCCTAAGCATTCCGGGTGATGAAACACGCTGGAAAACCGCCGCATGATAACTACTAAGAATAGAAAACAATTCAGATGCAGGAAGGTTATTAGAAACAAAGTCGTGAATGAGATCAAACTGCAAGTCCTTGGTATCCATCTTCTGAATATCCCTTACAGGTTGAATAATCCTAAATTGACCACATCCTGCAAAATCAGCAGGAAGAAACATTACTTTCTTCACTTTCCTAGTTCCCCTTAACTACTTCGTATTTGCTTTTATATACTTCAAATAGATTGGCGCATTCAAAGATATATTCTTTGTATAGTGAATCCTCTATATTATTAGCAACATCCCTGAATACAATAGGCTCCGGCAATG